CTTCAGCAATATGTACGTCTTTCAAGCAGCTCTTGCTTGAAAGACGTACATATTGCTGAAGATATAGCCATCGTCACAGCTCCTTTAAAAATTTGGCAACGTCACCGTGGCCAATTTCTTCTAGTTTATTGGACACTGTAACACGATCCGAAGCGATTGCGCTTCTCATGCCTGTTAATATTACATTATAAACTGCGTTTCGGAAAGCAAACGCCTGTTCTTTTATATGAGGAGACGCCTGCTCAGATATACCACAAATTCTATTTGTAGTCTGCTCAGCCCAAAACTCAGGGGCATGACCACGGTTGCTAGTCGTTTCAACCGTGATCTGCCCCATGTTTAAACCAATGGTATCCTTAATCATCCTTTGTATGGCTCCGGCGCTTTAGGCATTTCTATGGTTTCCAGGTCGTGCTTTTTAATCATGCCAGGCAGCATGGATCTTGGGCATAACACCCACTCTCCATCTGGGCTAGGCATAGCAACCATGGGATCATCCAGCCGGTGATAGCCGTACAGCCTTTCAGTAATAGGGACATTGCTATCCAGAAGCGTTGACCTGGGTGAGGCGCCTATAGCGATTCCCTCAGATATGCACTTAGATATCCAAAACTCCAGGCAGGCTCTTCCTGCCTCAGCAAAGTGAATGTTCTCTTTATAACTAAAGTCCATGCCAAATAGGTCCATCTGGCCAACCTTGTTCCACAAACCAAATGCAATAGCATAGGCAGCGGTAGTGTTCAGGTAGGCGCATTTTGCAGAGGTGGCTACTTCGGCTAAAGGATATTCAACAATGGCAGGTACTCTCTCGTCCAGGACGCAGGAGTAAATTGGCTTTGTCACTAAAGGTAACAGCTTACGCATTACATCAGTCTGATTGCCTGCATCCTCAGAATCCAGATACCTGGTAGGAGGATCCATCATAAAAACTCTATCATAATTAAATGCGGCTAAAGCTGAGTTAATAACCCAAACCTCATCCCATTCTTTAGAGTTCTCCAGGCCAATCACAAAATCAATCTGTGAAGCGCCTAGTCCGAGTATTGCAATTTTCTTACCTTTAAGTTCTTTTATTCTTTCCATTAAGTGACACCCGTGCGTAGTAAGTCATACCTATATTCATCCCTGGTCTCTCGGCCCTCACTCACATTCTTCATGCGAGCTAAGGCTTCTTTAAACCTGGTCTCAAAGGTGGCTACTACATCGGGAGTCTCTTTTAAGAAAACTGCTGCCTCAACTAAAGTACCGTACAACAACGCATCGCTATATTTCGTTGACAATATCGTAGTGCCTGATTCGGCACCTTGAGTCAAAGAAGCTGGCTTATACAAGTAGTGTAGCTCGATTGTATCTGCTGCATCAGGAACCGGTGAGAGTTCAAATGCGCTGTCATCAAACAGGCTGTAATACTTGGGCGTTCCAGTAACAGTTGAATTGGGGCTATACTCTTTAATAAATGACGGGTGCTTAAATAACAAATACGAATACACATTTGATTTAATAACCGCCAAAGAAAAAGGCGCGTAAAAGTCTGTAGGTGTCGCCAGGAAGCGGTTGTTCTGCGAGACCACCCCCTGGACGTTCTTGCGCTGCTCAGGCAGCTGAACCATAGAAAAAATTCGATCCTCAGACTCTCTGATAAATTCATCCAGGTTATCATTAAACGTGGTTTCATTTACCTGCAAATAGTCCTGAACCGTAGACTTCAAAGTCGCTAATGTAAAGCTCATGATGTAGTTACCTCCACAGATCCTACATTAGCACTTATTGCAAATGTTTGCAAAGTTGTACCTAAAATACCATCGCCCACATTCGTGTACATGGTAAAGACAGTGTTGTCATGGCCGTTCGACGAAGGATCTGGCCTAGATTCTTTTAAAGCCTGGGGATCTACTGGGCTCGGCTTTCTCATAAGCTGGGGGTGCTTAGGAGACCATTGATCTGGTCCAACCAGCAGGCCGTCCCAGGTCTTCTTCATATCTTTGAGTCTATAGCGGAATCCTGTTATGTCACAGATTCCGTATGCTCTTCTGTTAGATGCAAAAGCCATTTACTTGCCTTTTTTCCTATAATTTCTACTTCTGTTTTTGCTTCTTGACTCAAGCTTGTATCCGTCTTTGTTTGTACCCCCTTGAGACAACGCTTTATTGTGCGAAATATCTTTTTTTTCTCTTTTGTCTGCAATGCCGTTTTTGTTCCTATCACCGCCATTTTTCTTTGCTTTAGCATCAACCGCTCTTCTAGCTCTTTGACGCTCCATTCTCGCTTCGTGCGCTTTTGATCCAACAGGAGGGTTAACTTGTTTTTTTCTTTGAGCAGCCATTAGGCAATGTTATACCCGCGCAGATCAGGAGCGATTCTAAACGAGGCGCGTTCTTCGTCTTGCGATAGCGCTCGCTGAAACTCTTCATCATACATCTGCTTGAGCATTCCTACTTTCTCCGGTGCTTTCTTTATGGCCATGTAATAAGCCAATCCTGCTGCCAGGCAAGGATAGAACCGGAAAGGGAGATCCAAGGTATTAGCACCTGCACCAGAATCATCCATCCTGGTCAGCACGTTGCAGTAAACAGTGTAAGTGCTGTTCTTGTCAGGCGCCGGCCAAACCGTAATGGTAGGGCTCAAAACTTTGTTTATGTAAAACTGATTAGGCTTACCAGTCGTGGCTTTAGTCGCCAGGTTAGAATACTCTGCCCTGGACATTCTACTGAGCGGAACATCAGTCTGCTGGTTACCCAGGGTCTCCCTGATAAACACATCAAGCACATCAATAGTTGCCGTTGGATTCGTGGCATCTATATCATACTGCACCGTGTCGGCAACCATAGGCAGAACCTTCTGGGCAACAGTCCACTGGTTTAAGCCCCTGTTAGCCCACTCGGCCAACATAAGGTTTAAAGAGCGGTTAGCAGACCTGAGATCGTAACCAGTACGCAGCTCTAGGCCGCATCGCTCGAATGCTTCCTCTACATACTCAGCTACATCGAGCTCAAATGTTTTAGTTCCGCTTACAGCCATTACGGTCTCCGCAAGTTGCTTCCAATGTTAGGCATACCGCCGCCCTTCATTCCAATAGGCTTCATCTTACCACCGCCCATCTTGCCCTGCACTCTTCCGTACAAGCCACAGTTGCTGCTTGAAGGTGGTCGCTTATTCTTGGTGGCAGCGCCGCCCATCTTGAATCCGTGCGCTTTCTTTTTGGCTTTCATCTCAGCTTTAGTAACCGCAGCGCCACTTTCCCCTCTAAGTTCTTTTGCCATTTGAGCTTCAATTTCTCTCATAGTAAAAGCAGCCCCAGACTCTCTGCCCATATTGTTCTCAAGAAACTTTTGTCGCTTTTTAGCCCTTTCTTCCGAGAGTTTTTTTGATTTTTTCATCCTGCCAGTAGCAGAGCCACCATCTTTATATCCGGTCATTTTTTTATTCATCATTTTATCTTCCTCTTCCTCTGGTTCGTCTATCAGTTATTTTTCCTCGCGGAACAGCTCTTTTCTTTGGCTTCACAGGGTCTACTATTACTTTAGGCTTAGGCCCTGATCTGGGGGCCTGTGGCGCTTTAGGCTTGGGCTTGGGCTTAGGCTTAGGCTTAGGCCCTGATCTTGGGGGCTTAGGCGCTGGTGCTGGTGCTGGAGTGCCTTGCTTTGCCAGGGTTCTACCAAACTCCTGCTGAAACTCTTCAGGACTGTACCGAGTAAGAGCCGTGTCACCCGTCAAACCAAAGGCCGAAGAATCTCGGACATATTCGTTTGTTGCTGGGTCATAACTAAAGCTAGGCATTACCGCCTGGCCGTCTGATCCTACCTGGGCGTTCTGCGCGGCCATCTGGTTCATAAAGTCAACATTTGACTGGAAGTCACCGGATGGTGCAGGTGTCGTGCTTGCTGCAAGGGTATCTGCCTTCAGTTTAGCCAAAGCGTCAGCAGAAGTAACCCTACCATCACCGTTAAAGTCATTAGCTAAATCAACAGCAGTATTGCCTACGGCTTGATTTAAAACATTCATAGCAGATTGCTGAGCAGGGCTTTGAGGCGCCGGCCTAGGTGCTGGCATTACTCTTGGATTATCTACCCTAGGGGCCGGAGTCTTAACCGTTTGCCTTGTTCTTGTCTTCGGTAATGGCGTAGCTCTACCGTCACCTATACCAGTCAAATTGCCTGGTAATGTGTCGGTGTTTATCTTAACGCCTGGCACTGTGCCGGTTCCAGGTCGCATAGGTGGAACCTCAGAAGCTGGTATGCCACCAGGTCTAGGTGCTCTTGGGTCTGGTATTTTTTGACCTGTTCTAAATTCTGCACCACCCATTGGACCACCGCCACCGCCTTGGGAAGCTCTACCGCCACCTAAACCAGGATCACTGAATAACGAGCTAGGATCTATCTGCGGCTTAGGCATAGGAC